TCACAATTGTTCAAACCATTCAAGGTTTAACCAACAGGAATCTTGCAAATATATTTTATAAATTGTAAGGCATCCCATGATGCTTTCTATCGTAAAAAAGGCTATCCCACGGATTGAAGGTGATAACTCAAGAATGAAATTTTTATCACTAAACTCAACCCGCATATCATTAAATTTTCCCTTTACTACATAATATGGCTTTTCATTCGGATCAGGTGAAGTAACCAATTCAACTTCTATTGGAATTTCAGACAAAAATTCATTTGTTTCCTGATCAAAAATTTTTGCATTAATGTTTTTTGTGGTCATTGAATATCCTCCTTGTTTTCATAATTATAGCAATTAAAAAAGACCCGATGTGAAAAACATTGTCACAAAAAGGGTCATTTTTTGATATCAAACTGTCGGGGCGGGCGGATTTGAACCGCCGACCTCCCGGACTTACAGTTATTACCTATCATACCGCAAAAAGGCAAAATCGGAATGTATGATTTTGTATGTGCGGATTCCAGTATTTCGTTGACAAAAGCGGAGAAAGAAGCCCTCCATTATTTGATGCAAGGTGATACTCAAGCACAAGCTGCCGTTCGGTTAGGAATCAGTGAGCGGTCTGTCAACAGGCGGTTGGAATCCGTTCGCAGAAAAACAAAATGCAAAAGCACTATAGAAACTGTTGTTTTTGTGCTTCAAAACCGATTAATATAGTGTCGTATTTCCCCCGGTAGTAAATTAATTCTATATGCTTTATCGTTTAATGGTGATCAGTCCTGGTCACCATTATTGGTATTTTATAGGTGAGGTGAGAGATGAAGCAGTTCTTTAAATGGTTGTTCCGTGCCTTCGTGTTTATGGCCGCAGTCGTGGTCGTCTTATTTGCCCTTGATTACGTTCTCCCACCTGGCTGGGAACTGGGCGCTCTCTTCATCCTTTCGATCGCATCTGCTGCCCTGTCTTTGATGTTCAGTTACTTCAAAGGCTGGCGGGTAGAGTTTGCTTCCCTTCTTGACAAATATAAATCATGGGTCAATATACTCGCCGTTATCATCGTTGCTGGTGTTGTTTATGGATTGGGCTGCTCAGGTCTATTAACTATCGTGGGATTGGTCTGCACAGTCGCTGGTCTGAAAACATTCCTTACTTACATTGCAGTATCCCTGGTGATCAACCAGACATTTGATTACCTCAGTGTTGATTCTCCAGATGTGAAGGCATTGAAAGCGGGAAAGATCGTCAAGCGCAATACTATTCAAGGATAATCCAGTGGAAGCCGACCTAGTTTCATTACTGGTACAAGTTCCTTTAGTGGGAGTCTTCATCTGGTATTCGCTTGAAATGAATAAGCGATCCAACCAAACCCAGAAGGAATTCATGAACGCGCTTGATAAAAGAGATGAAGCATTCGACAAGCGGAATTCTGCTGTGATCACAGCCATCAATAGCATGAATGAATCGATCTGCACTCAATTGAAAAGCATTCAACATCAAGACGAGGATCATGATCGATTTGTTCGTGATAACACTGTGAAGCGTCGATCATCCCCTAAGTGATTATCATGCCTCCTCGAGCCCAAAGAATCTGCAGTGCATCTGGATGCCCAGAGATTATAGCCTCTGGTTCTTTGTGTTCATCCCACAAGAAAGCAGCTGATCAACTCAGAGGTTCTTCATCGAAGCGTGGTTATGGAAGTGGATGGCGCAAGATACGCGCAGCGTTTCTACAGAAACATCCTTGGTGCTGTGATCCATTTGGCGATCATCAAGGTAGGCAAATAAAAGCCAAGCATGTTGATCATATCTATCCCCGAGAAGAAGGTGGATCTGATATGGATACTAACCTTCAGCCTTTATGCCAATCTTGTCACAGTAGAAAGACTGCTTTGCTCGACGGCGGCTTTGGAAATTCGAAGCAGGTAGGGGATATTAAATCTCTACGAAGCTTGCAAAAGTAAACCGTGTGCTGGGCAGATTTTTGTGTGTACGGGTTGGGAGAGTAGAAAAATCTTGAACGGATATTATGCCAGGTCCTCCACCAAAAAACCCTGTGGTTCGGCAGCGCAGAAACAAGTCGTCGAGCCGGGCTATTCTCATCAGCAACCCTGCAAGCATGTTGGCCGACCACCCTATGCCGGAGCTCGGAGGAAAAAAGAAATGGCACCCAATGGCAATAATGTTCTGGCAATCAGTTTGGGAATCTCCGATGAATTCGGAATACATTCGGGGAGACGAGCCGGCACTGCTGAGGTTGTTGTTCCTGCATGACCAGTACTGGAAACGACGCAGCCTTGAAGTTGCAAAAGAGATCAGGCTGATGGAAAAAGAATTTGGATTAACACCCATGAGCCGGCGACGTTTGGAATGGACGATCGGCGAAGTCAACGAAGCAAAAGAAAAACATGAAGTCAATCGAGCCAAGAGAGCCAGAAAAATGATTGACGCCAAAGCAGTGGATCCACGCGAGGTATTGGACACATGACAACATTGATGATCCCAAAAGATACGATCAAATACCCAACCCTCGGGCCGCAGATATGCGCCTGGATGGAAGAGTATTTGGTTCATGGTCCCGGGGATCTTCGCGGTCAACCCATTCGCCTGGATGACGAAAAACGTGCACTACTTTATCGCCTCTACGAGATCTTCCCGAAAGATCATCATCTTGCAGGACGCCGACGATTTAGACGCGGCGCCATCAGTGAACCAAAGGGCACAGCGAAAACGGAATTTGCAGCCTTCATTGCTGCAGCTGAGTTGCACCCTGATGCACCGGTTCGGTGCGATGGTTTTGATGCCAAGGGTCAGCCTGTAGGAATTGGTGTCATAGATCCTTATATTCCAATGGTCGCATACACAGAAGAACAAAGCGACGAGCTGGCCTATTCGGCACTCAAAACAATTCTTGAATACAGCGTTTTGGTGGATGACTTCGATATCGGCATCCAAAGAATTATGAGAATCAACGGGGACGGTAAGGCGGTGAGCCTGGCTTCTTCGCCTGATTCAAGAGATGGTGCCAGAACCACTTTTCAAGTGTGCGATGAAACCCACCGGTGGAATACCCCCCGGTTGATTAAGGCACATCGCACCATGTTGGCCAACCTGCCTAAGCGTTTGATCGCTGACCCCTGGAGTCTCGAGGTCACCACGGCGCCCGCACCAGGTGAAGGCTCTGTGGCTGAAAACACAATGGAGTATGCCCGTCAGGTCAATGAAGGAACTATTAAGGATAGCCAGCTCTTCTTCTTTCATCGCCAGGCCAGTGAAACACACGATTTAAATACAGCAGAAGGCCTTAGGGCAGCAGTAATTGAAGCCCGGGGACCTGCTGCAGTATGGGCAGATATTGATGGCATATGCGCTCAATTCCAGGATCCAACAGCAAACAGACCTTATCTTTGCCGAGTTTGGCTTAACCAATTGGTAAAAGGTGGCGACAGAGCATTCAACGTTGAAAAGTGGAAAAGCCTGAAGATCGAGAAAAAATTCAAACCCAAAAAAGGCGACACCATCACCCTCGGTTTTGATGGCGCCAGGTGGGAAGATTCCGTGGCCATAGTGGCTACGCATCTGGAGACCGGCACCCAATGGGTACCTGGATTGTGGGAAAAACCCACTGATAAACAGGAAGAAGAATGGGAAGCGCCAGAGGGCGAGATCAATAGTGTGGTCGAACATTTGTTTGAACAATTTAATGTTTGGAGAATGTACTGCGACCCGCCTTATTGGGAGTCACAAGTGGCTACATGGTCGGGAAAATATGGCGACAAACGTGTGATCGCCTGGTGGACCAACCGATTAAAACAGACTGCCTATGCAATCAAGGCATTTAATACAGCAATCAACGCAGGTGAGATTCTTAATGATGGCGATGAAAAACTTACAAGACATATTGGTAATGCTGTCAGAAGAGATCTGCGGATAACCGACGACAAAGGTGAACCTCTGTGTGTGATTTACAAAGAAAGAAAAGACTCCCCCTTCAAGATTGATGGGGCCATGGCTGCAATTCTCTCATGGCAGGCACGGTGCGATGCGATCGCAGCTGGTGTGGCCATGAATAACGATAGTGTGTACGAAAAGAGAGGAATCAGGCGGTTATGAGTAATCAGCGCAGCTTGTTGCAAAAAATGTTGAATATCCCCTCCCCTGCAGAACGTAAGATTGTTCAGGAAATTGAAAAACGCGGCGGGTTTGAGGTAGTGCTTGAAGCACTCAAAAGCAATCGTCTTTCAGCTCAAGGGTCAGTTACACCAGGGACTTCAATGCAAGTTGCTGCTGTTTATGCTTGCGTAAGATTAATTTCTGAAACGATTGCCAGCCTGCCACTTTTCCTATATGAAGAAAAAGATGGTGAAAAAAGACGGGCAAAAGATCATTACCTATACCCAATTCTGCACGACCAAGCGAATCCATTGATGACTGCCATGGAATATTGGGAGACAACTCAAGGCCATAAAGAGCTATGGGGAAATTCTTATTCACAATTGATCTACGATGAACGCGGACGGATTACTGAAATCTGGCCGCTGCGTCCAGATCGAATGATAGAAATAAAAGTTGTTGGAGATCAAAAATATTTCTACTATCAACCGGATAGCGGCGGGGCTGTATGGTTGACTGACAATGAAGTGTGGCACGAAACAGGGTTAAGTTCAAACGGAATTATTGGTTATTCTCCAATTTGGTTGATGCGAAAAACTGTAGCCCTTGCAATGGACGCTGAAGACTTTGGCTCACGATTTTTCTTAAATGACGCCAGACCCGGGATCATTATTGAGCACCCAAACACACTATCTGATCCAGCGTTTAAACACCTAAAACAAAGTCTCGATGAAGATCACGCCGGTGTTCTCAATAGCCACAAACCCATGATCCTTGAAGAAGGCATGAAGCTGCATGAAGTTGGAATTCCCCCTGGTGACGCACAATTTTTAGAGACCAGGCAATTTCAAGTCAGAGAGATTGCAAGGATATTCAGGGTGCAGCCTCATATGATCATGGATCTTCAACAAGCTACCTTTAGCAATATTGAACACCAGGCAATTGATTTTGTGGTTCACTGCATTCGACCCCGTCTCGTAAAACGAGAACAGAGCATCCGAGCGCACTTATTATTACCTAGTGAACGCAATCGTTATTACGCTGAGCACCTGGTAGACGGGTTGCTTCGCGGAGATACCTTATCAAGGTACCAGGCTTACGGCTATGCCAAACAATGGGGATTCATGAGCACAAATGACATTCGCCGAATGGAAAACATGAACACAGTCGCTGGTGGCGATGTGTACTTATCGCCATTGAATTACACGAATCAACAAGAAATTGGAAAAACACCACGATCAATCGACGCCGGTGAAGAAATTGTAAATAATTCCAAGGCGCTGCGCGAACTTCTTTCTGTTCTTTATGGTGATGCCATGGCCAGAGTGATCAAGCGGGAAGTTCAGGACCTTCGAATGTTGGCCAAAAAGCAATTAATCAATGATGATAGTGAGAAATTCAGGAATGCATGCATCGATTTTTATAAATCACACATGGAATGGGTCAAGCGTCAGCTTTTACCAATTTTCACCAGTGTTCGCATGATTTCCGCTGAATCCATCCCAGATATCGACTTACTTGTTGCAGAATTCGGCAAAACCTACGAACAAAAAGCCCTTGAATCCATCAATTCCGCCCTGAATTCCGCAAAAAACGAGGGCAAAGGACTGTCAGAAGCTTTTGATTCTGAGTTGGATGGATGGAAAGAAAGTCGTGTTGACCTGGTTGTTGGCGAGGAAACTCGTTTAATAATGATCAATTAGAGGAGATTTGACATGGAAAAACCTGTGATCGAAGGAAAAGAAATCAGAAATTTTATTACCAGCGAGCTTAGGGCCATCGCCGGTGAAGGTGGAAAAAAGAAAATCGAGGGATATGCCGCTGTTTTCAACGAGTTAAGCGAGGATCTCGGCGGTTTTCGTGAAAAGATTGCCCTCGGTGCTTTTTCAAACTCAATACGGATCGATGATGTTCGAGGTTTGTGGAACCATAACGCTGACTTCCCTCTCGGCCGCACCAAGGCTGGAACATTGACCCTTGAAGAAGATAAAAGAGGGCTTCGGTTCGTTATCGACCCACCGGATACACAATATGCCAATGATCTCTTGGTCTCAATTGAACGCGGCGACGTGGATCAGATGAGTTTCGGTTTCAGAACCGTCAAAGATCATTGGGAAATGGAAGGCGACGATGTGGTCAGAACCCTGATCGAAGTCAAATTATTTGATGTATCGCCGGTCACTTACCCGGCATACCCACAAACGAGTGCAGCAGTGCGCTCAAAACTGGAGGAATTCACTCAAGCTGACCAGGTGGCCATGCAAGAGGCGAGCAGGAAGACTGCGCAGGTGCGCAATCTGAACCGCAAGCGGAAGATCCAGACCTTATCCGTATAAAAAATTTTGGAGGTAATGATGAACGCAAGAGAATTACGTGACAAACGAACCACCGTATTGGAATCTGCCAGGGCTCTGGTGGAATTGGCTGAAAAAGAAGATCGCGACCTCACCACCGAAGAGCAAAAGTCTTATGACGATGCTCTTACCGAAGCCCAGGCGCTTGAGGCCCGTGTGAACCGCCTTGAATCCCTTCCTCAGCAAACCCCTGCCCCACAGGTCCGCGGCCAGGCGCCTGCATTCAACCGGACCAAACCCGGCGAAACAGAAGAGCGCGCGATCGCGCATTATGTTAAAACGGGTGACGTTGGCGCAGTGCGCAGCATGATGACAGTTGACCAGGATGATCGCTCAAGTAATGGCCGACCAGAAATCACTATCAAAATCCCATCATTGCGTGAATTGCGAGCTGTCACTGATAGTTCCATGAATATCACGACCGCTGGTGATGGTGGTAATGCGATTCCGACCGGATTTGTAAACCAAATTGCAACCAGGCGCAGCGAAATTCGCCTGGCAGACAGACTTGGTGTCCGCAGGGTTCCTGGTTTGGGTACAACCGTCAATTATCCCTTTGAAAATGCAGATGCTCAGGAATTCACGACAACTGCAGAGCAAAGTGATGCTCATGACGTACCTTACACCAGGGATGCCGCTCAACTTGGTTCAAAAGCCTTTACCCTGGTAAAGAAAACCAAGAAGATCGAGCTTACTGAAGAGCTTCTGGATGATGAGGATGCAAACCTCATGGATTTCGTGGCTGATAACATCGGCCGCGGTATTGCGCTCACTCATAACGGAATGTTGGTTGCCGAAGTAGGCGCTACCGGAACCGCTTTAAAGACCTTTGCCAGTCAAACCGCGATTGCTGCTGGTGAACCTGACGCAATGGTCTATCACGACACACTGGCCAATTACCTGGATGATGGCGGATCTAACCATTGGGTTATGAAACCCTCCACTTTCGGCGCCATCAAGGGTCTGAGTGGGGATGCCAGAATTTATGGTATCGCCACTACTGAAGGCCGCAATTTGCTTGAATATCCTGTTCATTATTCCAGCAAAGCAGGCTCGATGGCAGCCGACGCGAAATCCGTGTTATTCGGAAACTGGTATTACATGGGCATGCGTGAAGACCCTGTATTGCGGTTGATCAGGGACATCTACTCGGTAGATGGAATGGTCATCTTGAAGTACAGCTTCAGAGCCGTTTACGGTCAGTTGATCGCAGGCGCTATTGGCTACGGCAAGCAAGCTGCCGCCGGTTAGTTTTCCATCTTCTCAAATAATTGCTGAGGGGGTGAATTCCCCTCAGCAATATTCCAAAAGAGGTATGAAATGGCTGAGAAAGAAGTGCTAGTAAAAGCAAGACAAAGCTTTGCCTCCTTGATTAATGGCGAAATACATCAGATTACCAAAGGGAAAATTATTTCTTTGCCTAAAGGGGCGGATTGGGTGAAAGCTGGATTGGTAGAGGTTTTGGGTAAAGACTCGAAAACCGAGACAGCCAATATCACCCCGCCTGAGACGGCTACCGTGAAACCAGCAGGAAAAGGAAAAGCTGCAGTCACCCCGCCTGAGACGGCTACCGTGAAACCAGCAGGAAAAGGAAAAGCTGCAGTCACCCCGCCTGAGACGGCTACCGCCAATAATAATTCTGCCGTTTCTACAGAAACAGAACCCAAAGAATAAACCGAACCAAATGTGAGGAAAAATGAAGCAAGCACAGGTCTATTGCACAATCAAAGACATCATTTCAGACCAGGAAAAGCTGGGTGTAAACAGCGAAGAATCTGATCTGTTTGGCAAGATCGAGGCCGCCAGTGACATTTTGTTCCGTAAAGCGGCGGGTGGTTTTGTGCCTGTGGTTGCCACATACAAGTTTGGCGCAAAGAGGGGGTATGAAAACAGGCCGCTCGAGATCAAACCACTGTTGGAGGTGATTTCGATCAAGGTAAACGGTGAAGAGATCACCGACTTTATGCTTAGACCTGTGAATCGGTTCTGGGATAACGGCCCCTACACTTCGGTGGTACGTGACGGGTTATGGGGCAATGATGACGAGGTCGAGATTGAGGGCATTTGGGGCTTGTATCAGCAGATTGAAAGCCTGGGGGTCAATATCACGCAATCTACGAACACAGAAGTCACGATTGAAGTGGAGAACGGCGCACTGTTAAGTCCCGGCATGGTGCTCAAAATTGAAGACGAACAGGAATTTGTTTCTGCCGGTGCCGGTGGGCCTGACAGCCCTGGCGCGATCGCGGCGACCTCCAAAGTTAATATGGTAGACGGGATTGCGCTTGAAGATGAAGTTATCAGTGTGGATAACGGAAGTGAGTTCTTCGCCGGTGAGGTGCTTCAAATTGGTCTTGAAGATCTTTATGTATTAAAGGTTGGCGGTAATGATCTCTCAGTGATCCGCGGGTGGAATCGAACCCAAAAGACTGAGCACAATGATGATGCGGATATAAGGGTCTATCGGACCTTTGTTGTTGTGCGGGGCGTCAACGGCACCACTGCAGCAGCTCACGATAGCAAGGAAGTCTCTCGATATCGAGTGCCACTTATTCTCAATTATTTATGCCGCGAAATCGCCTGGTTGATGAAAAGTAAGGCAGCCAGCGGATTCACGGGCATCACCGGTGATTCTGAAATGGGTTCCGGCCGATATTACAGCGAATTCCCACCCAATCAGATCGCTGAAGTGCTGAATTTGTTCAAGATTCCGAGGTTTTAAGTGCCCGATGTAAAGGTTTACGGCGATATCGTCGTTGAAGGGCTTCAAGACACAATTGACTCTCTTTCTCTTTTTGAAAAGCAGAGAGTAAATGATTTTCTTACCCCTGCAATGCGAAAAGCCGGCGCATTGATTGTCAAAACGGAAAAATCGCTGATCCCACAAGTTTCTGGTGAGACAAGAGCCGGTATTCACAGTAAAACCGCCATTGAAGGCATTGGCTGGATTACCACGTCAGTGAATCCATTCAAGGGTGGCAGCAAAACATCGGGTTTTGTGCTTCGCTTTCTGGATTTTGGTGCGAAATGGAGCGGCCGCGGTGATGAAGTAACCACCTGGAGAGGTATTGAACGCGCGAGAAATGGCGAGAATATCAAATCACGACGAAATTCAAACCCCACCAGTCGAAATTACTTTATTGCCGGTCTGCAAGAATGGGCTCAACGGAAAATTGGTCTTGGTGAAAAAGAGTCACTGCAAGCAGCCTTCGCCATGAGAAAGTCAATTATTCAAAAAGGTTTACCCGGAAAAAAGAAAATTATTGAAACCACAATTGAAACCACCCGGGGTAAGGTATTGGAAATTATTGATCAGGCCGTAAAAACGATGCTCGAAGATTTTTTCCGTAGGAGATAGGGATGGCGAATGCATTGATTTGGGGTGTTGAAAATTGGGGACCTGCTCTTGTGGCACGGTGGAAAACCATCGTGGATAACAAAAAAGTTTCTATGAAAGCCTTTGAGTTTGACAAGCTGCCATCGGCAATTAAAGAGGTTCCAACAGCACTTTCAATGATCAGTGAACCGATGGAGCCAAGCTATTCTGAAGGAGAGCTGTGCGCTGCCATTTGGAAGGGAAGAACGCAATTTTATCTGTCATTAAATCAGAATTTGGCAAGCTACAACTATGTTTATCAATTCTATCGAAAAATAACGGAGGCAGCAGCCGGAAAACTCACACTTGGTGGTAAGGTCGAATTATTTACGATCGGGCAGATCAGCCCCGCCCTGCTCACCTGGGGCAGCGATACTGAATATATGGGACTGGTTGTTCCCTGGGAAATCACCGAAGACATCACCGGAAAAATTACAGTTGGAATCTAATTTTGATTCAACATTTCACAATTATTGTTTTGGAGGTTTAAAATGGCGATTTTAGGTAAAGTACAAATTGGTAAAGAGAACCCAGCAGCTCACGGCACGCCGGTGGCTGCCACCAGAGTATTGCGAACCGTGCAGAAACCGCTGCCCGAGGATAGCAAACCAACGTCTATCAAGCAAGATCTGGGGTTGAATGTTGACGTGACAGACAACATAATCCAGGGCAAGCTAGTTGAAGATTCACTGGTTTTTGATCAGCTTACTTTTCAGATGCTGCCATTAATTTATTCAGCACTGCTAAAGGGCGACGTCACGCCAGTGGAACAAACCGCCGACCAGGACGATTATCTTTATGATCACACGCCTGAGCTTGATGGCTCTGACAACGATCTGGACTCTTTCACGCTTGAGCGTGGAGATAGTCTGCAGGCTGTTGAAGAAGAATATGTGATGTTCAAGCGGTTTAAAATGGGCGGCCAGGTGGACCAATCTGGCGGTGCAAGCTTTGTTAAAGGCGAAGTCGATTATTTTGCCCGCCAAAACACGAATACCACTTTCACCCCAGATCTTACTCCATTGGCTGAAAAATACATGAGCGCCAAACTTACCCAGATCTTCATTGATTCAACCTGGGCCAATGTTGGCGTGACCGAAAAGACCAATTTCTTGAAAGCATGGGATGTTGAGATCATCGGTGGCGCCAACCCCGATTTTAGCGGTGGAGAAGAAGAAACCTTTGAAACTCATGAACAGGGACCCATCTCTCACATGCTCGCCCTGACGATGAAACGTGGTGCAGCAACTGAAGTTTTGAGAGCTGCCAAAGGTGAATATAGGGTGATCAGGCTGCAGACGAATGGGCCTGCCATTGGATCTGGTGAGAATCAGATGCATCAGCTCGATCTTGGTGGGTACATCGAAGAAGTGATTGCCATGTCGGAAGAGAACCAGGGCGTCAAGATGGATACGCTGGTGCTGCGCGGCATGCCTGACAAGCTTACCGGCCGAATGATCGAACCCAAAGTGATCACCAATGTCGCAACTTTGTAATAGGAATATTTACTCCTGCTCGAAAAAAGCATTTCTCGCGGAGTTATTTTTCTTTGATGAAAAACACAATAGGAAAGAAAAATTATGAAATTGATAATCCCGAAAATCGTTGAAAAGCTAAATTTGTCTGATTACGCTGAAGAATGGGGTGATCAAACAATGAGTGTTTGGGTTAACCCCACAAAAGAAATTAGCGTCTTACACGATCAAAACATTGATGACGCAAACTCTGTGATTGTCAAGTTGGCAGAGTTGAAAGCAGAAAGAGAAACCAATGGCGACCAATGGTTTGAAGAGTTCGGGAAAACCCAAGAAGCTGATCTTATCGCCGCTCTTGAGGTAACCAATAAAAATGCTATGGATTGGTACTCGATCATCTGGAGCCAGGGTGTAGAAAACACAAGGGTGACTGCTGAAGAAGTAGAAGAACTGGCGGAAACATCCCAGGAAACGGACCCTATGTTCTATCAATGGATTTGTGCAAAAACCATTGAGATGATCTTTGCACACAGGGTCAACCGAAAAAACTGATTGAGTCTGCCCTGCTCGAAATTGCAAGAGACGGGCAGACCAGCGACCCTTTGTTAATCAATATTTTGCAAGCTAGAACAATTAATCACTTTTTTGGCGGACTGGTGATCACCCCGGAAGGGGATACGCTGCAGGATGAAATTTTGGAAGTAATTCATGGTCTGAACAACGATCTACCTGCCATTCAACAAGGAGTTCAAGTGGTTGAAAGTGTTTTTGAAAAGTGGCGGTCGGGCATGAATTACAAAGCAAAAACCCGATAGGTTTGTGTCTAGTGAGGTAAAAGATGTTTGGCAGCAATCACGACGTAAATATATCGATCAACACGCTAAGCAAGACCGTTGGCAGTAAAGACGCCAAAGCGTCGATGAAGCTGCTTGGCAATGAATTTAAGAACCTTACCGGTTTAAGTCTTGGATATGCTGGTGCCTTAACCGCATCGATAGCTGTCGGGAAAAGACTGATTGATTTAACAAAACAGGCAGTTGCCCAGGCAAAAGATGCTCAATTGGTCACCTCAAAAGTAAACTCGGTACTTGCATCCACCAAAGGTATTGCTGGCATGACTTCAGAATCGGTACGGCAACTTACCGATGATCTTGAAGCGATGACTGGCGTTGACGGCGACCTAATCGCAAGCAATGCGGCTGTAATGCTTACATTCACAAAAATCACCGATGAGGTGTTTCCGGATGCGATGGAAATTGCATTGGATATGAGCGAAGTACTTGAGAAAGACCTGGGTTCAAGCGTAACTCTGGTCTCAAAATTATTAAATGTTCAAGCGGGAGACGTCAGCCAGGTAAGCACTGCCATGAGTGCCGGTAAAAAAGTAGGTGTTTCTTTCACAGAAACACAGATTGAAATGGCAAAGAAAGCCATAGCAGCCGGAGATGTATTGGGCTACCAAAAGATCATTTTGGGGGAATTGACCACTGAATATGGAGGCGCGGCTGCTGCAGCAGGAAACACATATGCAGGTAGTGTCAATAAATTAAAACTTGCTGTGGACAAACTATCTGAATCTTATGGAAACAAATTATTACCAATTTTAACAGATATAAATATTGTTGCAGCTCACGTTGTCAACCAAACTAATGAACTCGAATTGAAAAACAAGGGATTAAATGAAACTCTCCTATTGTTGCTTACAACCTCAATTTATCCCTTGGTCAAATATTATGAACTCCTTGCATCCGGTATATCAAAATGGGCAGAGAAAATACGCGGGACAAATGGAGATATATCTGATCTCGACACTAAGATACGTGATGCTGATAAAAAGTATTGGGAACACCGCGGTTATGTAGAAGAAGTCGGAAGTGCCTATGATAGTCTTGGTGAAAAAATAACCCCTGTTACATCATATTTTCAGGCATTAACCAAGGAAATGATCTATAACCAGATCGCAGCGCACCTTGATGAACAAGGTCAACTTGAACTTGCTAGATCAATGGGATTAATTAATGAAAATACATATAGAGCATTAACTGCCATCGATAAATTAACTGAATCATATGACACAAATGGCAACGGATTGATTGACCCGATCGAGAAAACAAACGCTTTTTATGCGGAGATTAAGAAGGTCACAGACACGGCGGGAACATACGCCTGGAATTTTGTAGTAAACAGCAGTTCTCCTGGTTTCAATATGGCTCCTGGTTCGATTCAAGAAGCAATGCAACAGGGGTTGATCAACGGTTCAGCCGGTGGTTCATCAGGAGGCGGAGAGTGGGTTTTGAAAGGCACCAAAGGTGGTGCTGGAACGGATAAAGCCTGGTTTAATGGCTCGTCCTGGTATTACGGCGATAAACCACCTGAGCGCGATTCAGGCGGGCCTGGTGTTGCCGGTGGTCTTTATCTAATTAATCCAAAAGCCGGTCCAGAGGCATTTATTCCCAAAACGGACGGCCAATTTGTTCCCAATTTTGACAAAATGATGGGCGGTGTAACGATCATGCCAGGTGCAATTGTGATCAGCGGCGCCGGTGACCCTAAAGCAATTGCCCGTGAAGTGATGAACGAAATCATGAAAGAACGCAAACTGCAGATGGGAGGTCATTAGAAGATGACCGACAAGATCGATCTGCAGGTCACCCTGGATAGCGTTGATATCACCAGTCACGTCCCTTTGGACGGGGATGCCTTCGAGCACATGAGCGCGATAAACGATGAACTGGACACGCTGCGGGTGAATGTGAGAAACGGCGACCTGCTGGGCTTGAACGGCTGGCAGGATATTAAGGTGCTGGACGGCAGCGATGTGCTATTTGGTGGGTACACACTTACCACAGGCATCAGACCCGGCGTGAATCTGGCCAAGAACGACGTGCCGGTGGGGGCAAGCGATTATGCGGCTTATCTCAAAAAGGTTTATGTGCAGGTGCAGTTCACCGACAAAACCGACAAAGAAATGCTGGCAGCGATCTTCTCGGGCACTGACGAGCTGGTGGATTATGACGGCAGCTCGTTGGTGACGGCTATTCGGAGCTTTCCGACAGCCACATTCAATTTGTGGGATGTTTATAAGGTGATCAGCTGGCTGGCCACTCAGGCCGGGGCGTATTGGTATGTGGACGCCAACAAAAAGCTGCATTATTTTGCAGATGCCGAATTCAGGGCGCCATTCGATATCAATACTGATCTTAATGATGCTGACAACGCCAGGTGCGAAAATTTCAACCGGGATAATGATCACTCGAATGTGGTGAACCTGATCGAGCTGGTGGGCGGCAACGCGCTCTCGGGGGATAAAACCTATAAATTCACCAAGACCGGCATTGGCGTGGATCTGTGGCTCAACAAACTTCTCAAGCCCTGGACGGATGCCAGCAAGATTGCAGTAAGAAGGAACGACGGCGGCGCCACGACCAACCTGGCCGTGAACCCGTCTTTTGAGAACAATATCACAGACGGATGGACGCAAAGCCAAGAAGGAACTGGCGCGGCCTGGGCACTGGATGCCACCAAGTATTCGGTGGGTACGAAATCAGCGAAGATCACGGCGGGGACGGGTAAAGTGAAATTATTAGGGGGAAATATTACTCTCGCACCAGGTGAACCGCTGAGCGCGCAAGTCTTGGCCTGGATAAGTGTGTTGGGGATGAACAGCCTGGTGATCTATGATGTGACCGGTGCAACGATTCTGGCTGAAACCGTGGGGCGTAAAGCATCAAGTTGGGAAAGACTGACGGCGACTTATATCAACACGTCGGCTGCATCGATGACCGTGCGGGTTGAGCTGCGCAATAATGCCAACGATTCAACCACTGCAGCTTGGTTTGATTGTGTTCAAGTTGAGAAGCTGGCATGGCCAAGCGCTTATACGGACGGCACCCTTGGCACCGGTTATGCATGGACCAGCACTGCACACAACAGCACCAGCACCCGGGTAAATATGCCTGTTTGGCGGACGCTGACCGTAAAAACAGGGAATACAGACACGCTCGGATCTCGGGATGAAGTTCTGTGGTTTGAAAGCAGCGGGCAGCTCACTCAGGAAACAAACTGGCCAACGATCAGCGATGCAATCGAGGTGGACGGCCAGGAAGCCACTCCCGTGCACGTGGTGATGAAGAATTATGCCAGTTATCGTTTCTATGGAAACAGATGGTTCAAGGACGTGATCATCGATGAGACGATAACCGATCCGATTACCGCGAGGATCCGCTGCGCGACGGAGTTGGCCAAGTTTGCCTATGAGACGGCAGCCATCAGTTTTGATGTACGCAAGCCTGGTCTGAAAGCCGGGCAGATCATTGGAGTACACCTGCCCCACCGGCACACGGACGGTGATTTCATGATCACGCGGGTTTCTACCCGCTTCAATATCGGCGGATATATCCTGGCTCATGTTGAAGTGGGCGTGATGGACCCGAACCTGGTGGGACTGCTGCTGCAGTTGAAGCAGAGCGTGAATGCCGGCAGTGCTGAAATTATGGAAGACATTATCTTGCGGCGTGTGCTTGACTTTGTTGACGAGGTGACGCTCGAGGACGACGGCATTGTGATCACCAGAACCAGCCCGCCGTATGTGTATGGCACCGGCAAGTGCGGTTATTCGACTTTTGCATAGGACGGAAGATGAAAAATATAAATCTACACGAAAAAGTTAGCGTTGAAGGGCTGGTGCAGGTGCGGGCATTCACCCCCGGTCTGGTGCCTTCGTTGATCGCCAAAGGAATGCCGCTGCGGGATGCCATGGCTGAGGCAGAAAGACTTGGCGGATTGCAGTATGTGCATAAAACGCACAACCTGGTGACGACCGCGGGCAGGCAATTTATAGCCAGGCGCTTAAGCGGTGAAGAAACAGCCGGTATAACCTATATGGCGATTGGCACAGGGACCGCAGCACCGGCGATATCAGATACCCAGCTTGGATCTGAAAGCCTGCGCAAACCGCTCACGGAGTGTTATCAGGGCGATGTCTTTATGTATTCGAGCATTTTTTTGATCGCCAGTGAATGCAGTTTTTTCATCAAGGAAGGCGGTTTGATTGGGGGCTCATTGGCTACAGCAACCGCGAACAGCGGTTCTCTCTTTTGCCGGTTTTTGATCGGCGAAGAAAACACAGTGAACCAGTTTGATCTCTCAATTCAACACACCACAGAAGTGAAAGCGTGAGGTGAACAATGGTGATTAGAACAGGACAACCTTTTGAGGCACACGAACACCTGGGGCTGGCTGGTTATGGCGACACGACAGCTTCGCTCTTGCTGACCACCAGTTATCAGGACTTTGTTCCATCTCCGGCTTCAGGGAACATCCGGCGAGTGAACGAAATCGTATTGAATAATGAAGACAGTGCTGTTGGAACAGATTTTTACTTCAAACTCGTTAAAGCGAGCGTTGATTATGTTCCTGTGCAAATCTTTTTAAATGCCGGTGAACGATTGGCGCTCAATTTTCCGTGGGTTTTTGGGAACGACGTAAAGATCCAGGCGAAAGTGGGAGCTACTTGCGTTGGGCACGCCATCGCTTCATATGGCATGTTTTTTGGTGGGAATGGCATCCTCAATTTTACAGGAACAAGTTGGGCAACTCTATTAACTGCTGCCGTGAACACCAATATTTTAGGTGTCATGCTGGTGAATACAGACACAACCACTCAAACACTCAGTCTGCAGATGATCGATGGAAGTTCCAATGTCAAAGGGGTTTGGAATAAATCGTTAACTCAGGGATCTGCCTGGTTTATTGATTTGAGAATGACTCTACCGGCAGGATACTCGCTACAAGTAAAACAGGGAACTGCAGCGAAAACTGGATCAGCATTTGCAAGTCATGCGGAGGTTTAAGTGACTAATTACAACTTACTTTATTTTGATCGGTCATGGTTGCTTATAGCGGTTTGGCAATTATGTCTAAATCGCGTTTCAAGATTCATTCAGGGTGTTTTATCTGGAATTACTGACCAATTGAGGCATTTTTCAAAAACTGGTGAATTCATTGTGCCAGCAAAAAGTTTGCAAATGCTTTCGTCAGTATCGAGCGGGTATAAAGCTTCCGGTAATGGACTTACATGGACTCATACGGTAGACAGCGGAACTGATTGCCTGATTATTGGCATCAGTGCGGTATATACCTGCACCGGCCTTACTTCTATAACCTGTGGGGCTCAGTCAATGGATGTTTCTAACAAGATAATCTATGACGGTTCGCGCCTCATCTGTATTGCTTTTTTGAAAAACCCTACGCCCGGAAACCAAACGATCACCTGTAATTTTACGGGCACAATGACTCAACCAAGTTTAGGTTATGCAACTAATTGGATTGGCACACAAGCCGTCCCTCTCCGGGCGATTTCTTCAACAACTGTTTTACCGGGTACAAGTATATCCGTAAGCCCAACCTCTGCAATTGGCGATGTGATGATTGACGTATTAGGAAGTTACGTAGCAAACAACACCCCAGTTGCTGGACAGACTGTTCTTGATACTGGCTTCAGCACTTATTTAGGTATGTCTATCAAGCCCGGCGTTGCAGGAAGTACATCAATGGGATGGACTTTTAGCTCCAATTATGCTGCTCTAATCGGCGTTGCAATCAAAGGGTCATAACCTGTTCATTTCTTATAATAAGAATAATTACTTTTAGAGGTGTGAGATGAAAATGTTTAAAGCTTTGAAATTTAGAGGTATTGATATCAGCGTGTTCAATTTCTTCAGTGGGCACATCCCAACGAAAGAAGAATTGATGCTAGCCATCCAAATGGGGATTATGTTTATCTCCATCCGGGTGGGCTATGGGCGGGTGATCGATGCGTTGTTCAAGGTGGTGTGGTGGATCTTCAAACAATTGGGGGTGAAACGCTTCCCCTATTGGTACCTGGATTACTACAGCCACAAAAAACTGGGGATCGATCCGGCAGCATGGGGCAAGGAACAAGCGGAAAACGCATGGCGTGTGTTGAAGGACGACCAGGGCGAAGGTCCGCTGGCCTGCGATATGGAAGAAGCGAGCAAGAATGTTGGCGGTTTTGCAATCAACCTGTTGACTCGCAAGGAATATAACATCATCGCCCGGGCTTTCTGTGAGCGTTTCACCGAGTTGAGCGGCAGGCAGGTGATCATCTATTGCTCAATCGGGTTCCTGGATCAGCTTTGGGATTGGGCAAAGGATTATGATCTGTGGGTTGCCTGGTATAACCACACGGTGACGAAGGCGACGATCGAAGCAGCCATGGCCAAACGCAAATGGCGCGGCCGGGTGTTGTTCCACCAGTATGACCGGGATGGCAACACGGATGGTGATGGTAAGAAGCGGGGTAAAGAGTTCGGGTTTGATGTCGTCAACCTGGATCTTAACGAAGCACTGATGACCGAAGCTGAATGGGATGCTTTTTGGAAAGGACACCAGGTGACGAGCGAAGATCAAACGCTGTTGGATCTGAATGTGCTTTTCTTGCTGGAAGTGAAGATCAGTAGCCTTTCAGTGAGGATCGGCCCTGGGAAGTCATTTAGGGCGATCAGGAACAGCGGAAAGGGTCTTTTCAAGGTATATGAGACCAAACGACCGCTGGGTGAGGCTTATGATTTTGCTAGAATTTCACAGACACATGACGAGTGGGTCAGCATGGATCCGAAGTATTCAAAGGCGATACCTAAATAAGGTTCTCCAGCATCTTGCGTGCTGATGAACGATCCCCGGAAAGGCTTATAATGCCTAATAATTCCGGGGATATTTTTTCAGTATATAATCAATAATTATTGGTAGATTAAGCAGGATCCCGGCGCCGGGATCCTGCTTTTTATTCAAAGATGGATTAATACATTTTTATGATTGTTCTTCGACAGTTTCAACCAGATTAAAAGCTAGTTGTTTATCTTCCTTTGGAACATCAGAACATTTAAGTGCATCGCCGGCTGCTTTCGAAATGTGATCATCACAAGAATAGATCAGCTCTGAACCTGCTGTGATCGCAATGGCAGCAATCATCATATCTGCTTTAAGATGATCTCTTGTGCAAGTCGGATCTTCTTTTCTAATTTTTTTCTTATTAAGCCATAAATCAGCAAAGCATGATGAAGCTTTAACATCGAAAGAAGCAATGATAAATCGCTTTTCTAATTTTTTCAAATACTGGGCATGTTCATTTTTTGGCACACGCATTAAAAATTCACCAAGAACAATTGAAGGGATAATTATAATTACCTTTTCTTCATCCAGTTTTGCAAGTAAATTCTTTGCAAGTTGGATCATGTGCTCTTGACCAGGTTCAGCATCTTCTTTAATACCCCAAATTAATATATGAGTATCTAGACTAACAACTTTCATTAACCCTCCTCATCGCCATTACGAAGATCATCGATATATGCCTTCACATCTGTTACATCTTCGTAATGCTTTCTGATTGAAGACCCAATTTCGGAAAGCGTTTGAAGCGCAGAGCCCGGTTCAAAATCAATAATTTTTTCAACTTCAAAGTCTAGAATTTTGAAGAACTTTGATTCCCACCTGGCCTTGCCTGATAGGCCAACCCAACTATATAGCTTATTCGCCAGTGTTTTTGCTTGTTCTCGAGTCACCTTGCATATCAAATGTTCGCCAGTAGGTGTTTCGATGTGAATATTTGGATCCTGGCCACCTACTTGAAAAATTTTTCCGTAGACAGTTGTTAACCCAGTGATCAATGATGCGGGAATAATTTGAGTTTCATCGGTAATCTCAGCAAGAACTGTTTTTTGTTCATCGCCTTCGGATATCTGTGCTTTACAGCGGTATTTTTTGGCAAAGTGAATAATATTTTTTACACAATCTGTTTCTTTGGGAGAATAATTTGAAAAATCATTTCGTTGAATGTCTTTAGATATCGCCTTTATGATCGGAGCTTGCACAATAGGCTGATGAAGGTAAAACTCCAAAGCAAGGCTTCCTTTGGTGATCGAGGTCACACTTATAGATAAATCTGACTTATCTAAAAAGGGATTATCGCGTAAAGCCTGAGCTGTGATTAAAGATTCCAAAGAGGAAATTAAACCGCCCAACTCTGCCGCAGGAACCACATCTGGAGACATATCGCTGCCAGAAAATTTTATTTCATAATGAGATTCATCAGTCATTTTGGCTGCTCCTCTCTTCCCACCTAGGTGTTTCGGATTGTGCTGGTAATTGTGACTTAATTAATCAAAAACCGCAAGGGGTCAATTTATTGCTATTCTTGTTTTCAATAATAGCCATTATCGAAAACAATAAATTACATCAAGATAGTTTTCCAATTTAGGGGAAAGCCATAGTCAGAAAGGCTAACGGAGTTTTGCTTTTCGTTGAAGTCTGATAATTGTTGAATGAACAACTCCCATCGATCCGTATCTGATAATCGTTTGATCACTAACAGCATTCCGAAAAGCGAATTATTCTTGCCAACATTAGGACCAAATAAATTACCTAATAAAGGTGGGGATACAAATTCTTTTCTATACAAAGGCCCATAATGTGCACAAATATTCCGGAGGAGGCTTAAGGCATGCAACCAATTTTTCAAGTATTTTGAATCAAGGTTATAAAGATCAGTTGACAACATTTCTTTATCTTCGGATTGTAATGCAGAGTAAAACTTAGACAATTGGCCGAATGTGAAGAGTTCAACAATAACCCAAATTGGGAACTTTCCATCATAATTGTTTAGGTGGTGAATCACAAATGATAAATTCCTGTTTTTGTCTAATTCAGCGGCAAACGCGGATTCTATTTTAGTGTAAAAATATAGGTCAAACAATCCTTTGTTATAAAAGCATCCTGGTCCATATTTTAAACCAAGGTTATACGCAATGTTTGATCGAATTTTTATTTCAATCGGTTCCAGAATCGAAAGAAGTGAAATTCTCATCCATTTATCAAATTCATAAATATCAATTATCTCTTCAAAATGGCAGACTGTAGTAAATGTTTCTAACCCTTCACGGCATTTTTTGAAATAGTAATTAAGTCGATAATAATTATTATCGCGGAGAAACGTCTCTGACAATTCCACGGCTTCAAATTTTAGTCCGCGTTCTCTCAGTAATAATAATTGTTCTGATGAATTAAGCGCTTTTTTTAAATCCATTCCCTCTGACCTTGTTAAATAAATGACCCACTGTGGTCCGCTTACCTCACGAATGAGATAGTCGCGTAGTGGGTACTGTTAATTGACAATTATACTCATATTTTTCAACATTTCAATAGTTTTAACCTTACAGTTTAGCAAATACGTTCTAGTTATTTCTTACTTGGTAACAATTATTATTGTACTTCATTTCAATATAATGATAATCAAAACAAATCAGCCGTCAGCAAATCGCACTTATTTAGTTATTTCAATTTTGATTTGGGCAGCACTAACTGCAGCTTCAAACCTCATTATTTTATAAGTTTCCGTTGTATAAATAATTATCTTCCGGCTATTATCATTCATGAGGTTGATTTTTATACCAAGTGATTCTGGAAAAGGATTAAATTGAGTGAATTGCTGCCATTCGAATGAATTAAAAATGTAAACATTAATACTTTCATTAGAACTCTTTTTCATTCTCTCCTCTTTTCCTGGACCTAAAAAAGTACCTGCTCACGATTGGTGGATAATAGCCAGTTTTCTGTCGAATTGCCTGTTCATTACCATCAGAACAAATCTTCTGACAGCGGATTGTTGTCTACCCTGACATAAACCTCGCCGGCGACGGTAACCAGGTTGAGCCTTAGGTCACGGCTCATGAAGCGGTCACCTTTTTGGATGCGATTGAGCAGAATGTTTCTATAGAAACGGAGCTCACGGGTCATGGTGTGGCCAGAGATGTGCTGCAGGGCGATGACGCTCTCTGCCCGGGTTGGATCTTCACCATATTCAGGCTCGATTACTTCAAACCAGGAATACTCATGGTTGACCCAAGGGATGTCTTTTTTTGGAAGGTTAAGATTTGACATTATTGGTCAATGAGAGATAGAAACCCTGATTCATCCAATATAATAATGGTTCTTCCCTTTTCGATCAGTTCTTCAGCCTTTCGCTGTTTGGTGCTAATTTCGTGGCCACAAAGAAGATCTTTATTTTGGGCGCCGGCAACCAAATGGGTGGTTTTCCTTGTTACATTTAGAGCAACGGAATAGCCTGCCTTCACAGCCATCTCAGTCGCTTCTTCTCTCGTCACGGACAATTCACCAGTGAAAACGATCTGGCCCTTCGCGTCTGGTACTTCAATTTTTTGATCAAAAGGGTATTGAATTTCACCAGGTGCGCGATATCTATTTCCCAAAACTTTTTGGCCTTCAAAATCTTCATAAGTATCAAACCCCTCTGCCCATTGCTCAATCGAATAGTTTGAGGTTTCCAAAGCATGACACATGATTATTGCTGCCACCCTTGCATCGTCGATAGCATAATGTGCATCATAAGATAAATTGAAATCTTTTGCCAAATTTGGTAGGTTATACCCCTTAGTCGAGTATTTATCTGGCCAAACCGCCCGAATGATCTCAGAACTATCTGCCCATTTATAATTAAATTTTGGTTTTTCAAATCGTGAAAGACAAGCCCTAATAACTTGCTGATCAAAACTGGTGTGTGAAACAACTATCTGATTTTCAAATCTTTCTTTTATCTGATCAATCACATCAGGTATTTTGGGGGCAAATTTAACTGTCTGCTCATTAATTCGGTGAAGCCTGGTGTTAAATGAGTCAAAATGTGTTTCAGGGTTTACATGAGTTTGCCAACCCGAATGGATTTTATTGTTGACCACTTCGATAATTGCAATTTCACAGAGTGAATCTCGATTTCGATTTGCAGTCTCAACATCATAGACAAAGAAATGGTTTTTCAAAAATTCCTCCCGTTTTTAATTATTGCAATTATAGGTTTTTTGTTCTATAATTACCAAGCCGATTAACGAAATGGGGCTCTTATGACAAAAAACTATTGCTCGGTTCCGTGTACCAAATACTTACCCAAATGCTTTTCTAAAATGGCATTGATCTTTTCAATGTCTTCAGGAGAGGCAATTTCTTTGCCCTTATTGACGCCAGATGCTCTAACTTCATCAAGGGCTGATTTGACCGCTGAGGCATATTCTGGGGGTAACGCTGATAAAACATCCTCTTCCGATGGTCTTGGAATACCCAGCACATCATAAACTTCAATACCATATTTCGATATCAATAATTTATATGAGTCGGCTGTAGGCGGTCTTTTAAAATTACCGTTATACCAGTTCGACATTAGTTGCTGGGATACGCCAATATAAGCAGCGAAATCAACGAGGGTGTCCCTACCCTTGCCCCGCCACTCAGCAAACTTATCTCTAATAAAATCTCTAAATTCCGTTGGATCAAATTCCATTTTTGTATTGTAACAAAAAGAAATATTCATAAATATACCTATTGCATTTTGAATTGAATGTGTGTATAATACAAGAGTACTTGTTAAACAAACCAATTATTGTACTGAGAGAGCACAATGGCTGAAAGAATCACGAATACCTTTTCGTTATCAATCGAGACTGATCGCAATATGAAGACTTTGGTTGAAAACACCTTTCTTTCTAATCAAGGCAGCGTGATTGATTTTGCGGTCAGCGAGCTGGTCAAAGCCATGCGCTCAGGTTCACACCCTACTCTGATCAAACCAGGAATGGAGCAGAAGATCAAGGACCTCGGGACTGCTGATTAGTTTTTGTTTTCATAGATAGTTTATAGCACTTTCAGATGGTTATACACATCCGGACGAATTCGGGTGTATTTAGGCTGCAAATAGCTGGAAATAGTTGAAATAGGATCAATCCGGGTCGGAACCGGATGAATTCAGGAGGCAGAGATGGCAACAGAAACGAGAGAATGGCCAAACAACTGGATGCACTTACGTGATTGGATGGCTGAATGTGAAAGAGGTAATTTGACTTTGTTGATGAAGCTAAAGGTTTCAAAGATGAACCCTGAAGATGAGGAAATCATAGAAACCATTATGACCAGAACAATGATCAACCTTAGAGCGCTTGAAAAAGCAGGTGCTCAAACAGATCCTCTTTCAGAGCTTCAAAACATTGTCGAAAACAGTGAAGGCTCATTGCTTTTGCTGCCACAAACATCGAGATTTCAGCAGGTTCCTGCTTGAATTCTGCATTGCTCCTCTGAGCGCAGCCGACACCTTTGAAACGTGTTGGATGAGCCCCCGGGCGGGTAGAACCACCTCCTTGCCCCGCCCGGGTCCGAGGAGAAAAAGGAAGGCTGGCAAATACAGCCAGCACTCGCAAAATACGCTCGAAGTTCACCGGTCTGACCGGATAACTCATTAGTGGTAGAAAGTGCAAGACAGGGTCCGCAAGACCGGTGGACCTGATGCGGGATAGAGGAGTGGCACCTCGCAGGGCCCATAACCCTGAATTCGGTGGTTCGAGTCCACCTCCCGCTACAAGCTTTTTATAAGCGAAGATGGTGGCGGTTATGCAAACCGTTGAGACTTGATCCGTTGATCAAGGGACAAGCATGCCCGGTAAAAATCCGGACCACCATCCCTTTGGACGGCCGATGGCTTTGAGGTGCCCCCCTCACCCCGAAGCAGATCGTCTTTCGAAAAGAACCCGTCCACCATGCCAGTAATGTATGCAGGCTAACGTCGGCAGGCAGACTGATTGAATGAAATCAGGATAGTGACGCGACAATCGGAAAGACGATTGAACAAATCGAGAAAGTGGCGCAGTGGATAGCGCGGGATCCAACGGACTTAGAGGATCCAGACGTCGGTTCGAATCTGACCTTTCTCGAATTTCCCGGCCGGGGTGCCACCCCCCTCACCCTGGCCGGGAGGAGGATGCACTAATTATTGAGTGGGGGCCAAATTTGCGAGGGAGGTACCACCCGATGAAGAAACAAAACCCAACTGTAGAAAAATTAAATCTTGTTGTTGCTCGAAAAACATTGAAGCGCGCCATCAAAAATGGTGAGTGGAAAAATGCCGAGCGCATTCAACGCATGATCAAGACAGGATCCAGCCGCACCCTTGATAGCGGGCGTAATAATGTGTAAGAAGTCTCAAGCCGATGCAGAAACGCTTGAACTGATTCACGCCTATTTCAAGCAGCTCGAATATTCACGCCAGAGACAACTGCAGCTGGTGGATCAAATCATCGGAGGTGAATCTGCTCTCGAAATGAATCTTTCTTCTGAATTTTTACTTGAGGAATTTCTCAAAACACGTTTGATGCGCATGCTTGGATCTGTATTACCAAACTCTCCCAGATTGGTAGATCCATACACCCTGCCAGACGAATTATTGGTATCGAAATTGGTGGAGGTCGGGTGATTGTCTCTGGACGGAATGGTGAGCGCCTCCTTCGCTTGCCGTTCTCCCGGGGATTTGCCACCCCAATCCTTTCTGACTGCCGGCCTGGTTCATTCTTACCGATTGAAACAGGCCGGGCAGAGAAGAGGTAGACATGAGAAAGCCTTATCGTCAAAAACATAATGATTTTTCACAGATGAAATTAAATGTGGGCTTTTCTTTGGAAGAAAAGAAGAAGGGCATCACAGATGAGCTGATCAACGCCATCGTGATGATCGCCATGTTCCATGTGGGCAGAGAGAATGCCATCAGCCGCACCAACCTGGTGCGCGAGATCCACGCACGCGGGTTTCACCAGGACGAGCGCACGATCAGGATAGCGATCAGTGAAATGCGCCGGCAGCTTGGAATCCCCATCGCTGGCACTGGCGGCAAGAACGGCGGCTACTGGCTGCTCAAAGACAAAGCAGAGTCTGATGCATATTGTGCAGTGCAGTTACACGACCCGGGTGTCAACCTGCTTGAACAGGAAAGCTCAGTTCAAAAGAATATTAACCGTTGGTATCCGAACGGGCAGCTCAGCCTGCCAGCTCAATTTTAGTTACACAGGACTTGATCATGATGAGACAAATTATTTCTTTGATTCACCTGGCAAAAGCCAGAGGCAAGCACATCTATCCATCAAGTATATACGTGCAGAAATCAGACGAATTACCGGTGATTGGTGAATCTGTAGTGGTCACATCAAAGCTCAGTGGAAAGCAATTTGCCGGCACGGTGACCAGCGTTGATGAGAAAAAGCGAACCTATGGCGCCACCGTGGATCTAGGAACAGAGATCAACACGGAAATGGTGCCTGCATGAAGGGAAGAATGTTCTCGCCAGAGATCAGAAAAAGCAAGAATTTTGCGAAGCTGAATTTTTATCAGCGCGATCTCTTTCACGGATTGATTGAGAGCTGCGCCGATGATCAGGGCAGAATGCTTGCAGATCCTCATGTGATCAAGGCAGCCGTGTGGACCTGGGATGATATCTCAATCGAACAGGTTCAATCAGATCTTGATGTCCTCGCCGGCGGGAAGTTCCCCTTCATCTTATTCTACGATGTTGACGAGGTCAGATATATCCAGGTGATCAAATGGTGGAAGTGGCAGCAAGGCATGAGCTATGCCGCGCCGAGCCTGTACCCTTCCCCGGATGGTTGGACCGACCGCATCAAGATCAACACCAAGGGAAATAAACCCATGATCATCAATTGGGATAAACCCGGAGGGTTCGCCAGCGATAACAATATTGACAGTCAAGTACCTACTTTGGAACCTACCAAAGACCCTACCTTAGACCCTGCCCCGGAAGGGACCAAAGTAAAAGATATTAATAGTAATAAAAACAAAACAAATGAAAAGGTTAAAGAGAATTTTAAAGATCAACAAATCAAATTAGAAAATAAGCCTGGTAGTGAACTCTCTCAATTTGAATCTGATCTGATGTTTTGGGATGAGGCCAAAGGTATTCTGCAGCGTGACATCAGCAAAGCTATGTTCGACACCTGGATTCAACCCCTGATATTCACCGGTCGCAGCGGAAACCAATTCAAAGTTCAGGCTTGTAATCAACACGGCCGTGATTGGGTTAATGCAAGAGCCGGACCCATACTTGAGCGTATTTTGGCCGGGCTGGTCGGTGAACCGGTGGAGCTGGTGGTCAGAACGAAGTTTGAAGATTTGGCAAGAGAAAAAGCGAGGTAGGCATGTCTGAGTGGAATGAAGCAAAACCAGAAGTGATCGAGATGGCGCGAAGAATAATCGCGGAAGATCACATTGAACTTCGACGATCAAATATAGCTTTCGTGATGAAAAGCGATGGAACTGACAGTCAGGGCAGCCGAAAAAGACGTAAAACACCTTTCAAGACCTGGGCGCAAGCTGCGAAGATCCCGGCCAAGTATGACGCCTTGATGGATTTTGAGTTCTTGATCTGGATCCAGGAAGAAATCTGGGATCAACTTTCTCATGAGCAACGAGAAGCACTGATCGATCATGAACTGTGTCACTGTGGATATAACGAGAACGATGTGCCAACAATGATCCCTCATGATTTTGAAGAATTCTCTTGTGTGATCGAACGCCACGGCCTTTGGCGAAAAAGCCTGCTGGAAATGGGTAAAGCTGCAGAGAAGTACATTCAGCAAGAAGCCAAATTCGACAAAGCCGATATTGAAATAGCCGCTGGCGGCAGGGTTTCAAGTTTGACCGGTGCACAGCTCAAGCAAATGGCAAACCAGAACGCTTTGTGATTTTATCTTCAGAAAGGATAAATCAATGACTGTAAATAATTTCAATCTCAAGGATGTACACCCGAATCCTTTTCAAACCCGAAAGAGCGAAGACCCGGAACACATTAAGAATCTGGCCATGTCGATCGCTGAACGCGGTTTACTGCAGATCCCGAGTGCAAGGATAAAAGATCTCTCATCTGTGGAGCTGGTCTTTGGCCATTCACGCCTCGCTGCCTTTCAGTTTCTGACCGATGCCGGCAACAAAGGATTTGAAACTATCCCTCTCAACATCGTCGAGATGAACGACATTCAGATGTTCGAAGCTGCGGTGGCTGAAAACCTCGAGCGCAAGGACCTTAACCCGATCGAAGAGGCCATGGCTATGCAGTCTTACATGGTGGAATTTAGAAAAACCAGCGAAAAAGTTGGCCAACTCTTTCACCTGAGCGATTCTGCTGTGCGCGGCAAGCTGCGCTTATTGAAGCTGCCCCCAGAGATCAGAGATCTGGTTGGCAGCAAAATAACCGAAGGCGGCGCTCGGGAGCTGGTGACCTTTTTTGATCTGCCGGCCGAGATCATCGAAGAAAAATCATGGAATTTTCGTCATGGAATAGACAGCAGAAACTTGTCGCGTAAAGAAAAGTTCATAGAAATGGTGGAGGCCGGCGCCAGTGCTGAGCTGATCAAAGAAGAACTTGACAACATCATTACACGTGTCGGAAAAGACTTGTCAGATAAACCCTGGAAGCACACCGACGAGCTGGTGGGAAAAGGGATCATTGGCCAATGCAAGGGCTGCCCGTTTCTACAGAAACGCGACAATAAAGAGTTATGCCTGAAGCGGGAATGCTACGGCGCCAAGTTGAATGTCTGGCAGCGGCAATACCTCTCACAAGCCAGCCTGATCAGCGGATTGCCTGTGCTTGAGGATGATCGATCTAAATATGATCAACACACCATATTCAGCGGCAAAGATGCCAAGCTGGAGAAGATCCGCGCCGGCAAGTGTGAGAACCTGCGATTGATGTTCAATCAATATTCTGACAAATTGACCAAACACCAGAGCATTGAAGGTTTTGAAAAAGCCCAGGTGGTGTGCTGCAAGGGCGAGCGATTTTGCAACTGCCTGAACGCACTTGAACAAAAAATAGATGTGAGCCAGAGCGCAGAACAGGCCGCCGAAGCACTCAAAGAACATAACCGGCTGGAACGTGCCCAGAAGAAGATCGACAAGGAAATAGTAGCCAACCTGGTTGATGAAGCGGCGAAAATTATCTTCCGTGGTCTTCTTATGGATAAAGTAAAGACATGGAAAAAAATCCTCTCGAATATGTACTCCTGGGGACAGGTTGCCGAAGACATCAAAGACGCGGAATCAATGGATGACATCATGTGGAAAATGGCCGTAAAAAGGGCCAATCAAATCGTGTGGGATGGAATGACATCCAAGCAGGCATCATCAAGTTTGAATAGTTTTTTGGATGAATGCGAGCTTGAAAAATTAAACGTTCAGGCTTATCAGGCTGTGCCGGTGATGGAGGGTGCTAATGCCTAACACCCAAATGATCAACGTAAATCTGATCAGACCCAACCCACAACAGCCGCGAATGTATTTTGACCTGGCAGAGCTGAAAGACCTTTCTCAATCTATCCGCGAGAACGGATTGATCCAACCCATCACGGTTGAAGGTCCGATCAAAGTTGGTAAGAAACAAGATTCCTATACTCTGATTGCCGGCGAGCGCAGACTTCGAGCTACCAAGCTGGCCAACATTCAAGAGATCGAATGCATCGTCAGGCAGCCAGAAGCCGACAACGGGCAGCAAAACCGGGCGCTGCTGGCACTGGTTGAGAACCTTCAACGCTCTGACTTGGGACCGATCGATGAAGCCATGGCTTTTCAGAAGCTGCGCGATGACTATGATCTATCCAATACAACGATCGCTTTGAAACTTGGCATATCTTCAGCAAAGGTGGTTACCCGCCTAAAACTTTTGAAGCTCGATAAACCCATCCAGAAAAGTATTAATGAAGGCAAGTTGATCAAAGATGACCGTTTTGTTGAGGCGTTGCTAGCCATCCCCGACGATAAAGCCCGGGTAAAGATCGCAGCAGACCTTGCCGAACGGAAAGCAAACTTCAAAGTGGCCATGCAAGCCTGTGAGCGTCTGACCGAACACCTGGCTGAAGAAAAGATTCCTGAAACAGAAGTGCCGGCTACTCGCTGGGCAAGGATCAAAAAAGGCGAAGTCAACCAGCCCATCTATGATGTTTTCACCGCTGCCGGCAAGGTACCACCCTGGCCGCTGGTTGAAGTGGTTGCCAGGGATGTCTGCCAGCGGTGTGAACTGAGGGCTTATGCCTCAAAAACCACCTGCAACGGCTGCACACTGGTGGAGTTTCTGCAGGGGATGACTGGAAAGGTCAACCAGGGATAAGCCATGGACTTTATTACTGCATTTGTTGACCAAGCAATGATCGCTAACGGCGCCGACCCGGCCGTGATCACTGCACGCGGTGGATCTGTGAGAGGTGTCACGACCAATGGCGAGAATAGATCGATCATCATCAATTCACGCCAGCCACGATGGACGGATGAAGAAAACGAATTCATGGCCGCGAACCTTGGCAGGATGACACTGGCAGAGATCGGCGCTGCGCTCGGCCGAACAGAAAACGCGGTCAAAGTTCACCAGGTGCGATGTGGGTTCAAAGCCCCCACCCGCCAGCCGGGATGGCTGACCGCTCACCAGGTGTGCAATCTTCTTGGCGTGGATTCACATGTGATACCTGGATACATCCGCGACGGCATCATCCCAGGCGAGTTTGTGGCTTTCGACAATCGCAGAGTAATGCGCGTCAAGTTCGAAGATCTGAAGTATTGGATCACGCGGCCGCAAAACTTCCCTTATATAAAAATGGAACGCATGAAGCCAGGGTATCTTCGACGCCTAGTTGAAAAAGCCCACGCCCGCTGGGGTGACGAGTGGATCACTATGCGAGAGATGGCCGAGATGCACGGGATTGACGATGTAAAGATGGTCACCAATCATTTTATGAAGGGACACTTGCCTGGGCTGCACATCCTCAATTTAAGCGGAAGAGATAAAGGCGGATGGGGCTATTGGTTCGTGAGGCGCAGTGTTGCCGAAAAGTGGATCAGACCGAGGCTTTCAGATCTTCGTGTGGATTGGGCGACGCCGGCAGCCAGGGACTTCATGCTCAGGATGAGCGCTCAGGGTTTCAACTCTGCCCAGATCGGCAAGATGATGAAACGGCCTCAAAAAACGGTCAACTATTTGATCAGAAAATTCAAACTTGAGTTACCTGAAGAACAACAGGTTGGAGCGATGAAGGTAAAGTCTCACCGCGGAAAGGGAAAAAAGCATGGCTAAAACGTTATTACCCAGAGCTATTGCCGATGAATTCAAGCGTCTGGTGAAGTTGGCCAAAGGAAAACCCGCGAAGATCGCGGCAGCCAGGCGCTGGGTGTATTCACGCACGATGGTTGAAATGACCTTTGCCTGGTGGAATGAAAACAAAGATGCCGCAAATGCTGAAATGGATGCAATTATCGCTGAGGTGCAGAATGCCAACTAAGATCGAATGGGCAAATGAAGTATGGAATCCTGTGGTGGGATGCACCCCGGCCAGTGCCGGCTGTGACCACTGTTATGCAAGAGCAATGTTCAATCGAAATCTTGTGATCCACACCCACAAGTTCGAGAACCCATCAACCTACCCCAACCGGTTGGATATACCTTTCCACTGGAAGAATCCGCGCCGGGTGTTCGTCAATTCGATGAGCGATCTATTCCACCCGGATGTGCCGTTCGATTTTGTAGCCAAGGTTTGGGCTGTGATGACCAACCCGAAAAACTCACATCATACATTTATGGTTCTGACAAAGCGACCGGAAAGATTGCTCGAATTCTCAAAAAAATATTTCTATGTTGGATTCACAGAAAAGAATGTATTCATTGGTGTAACTGCTGAAAATCAAGAGACCGCTGATGAACGGATTCCTGTTCTCCTCCAGGTGCCGGCAGCGATCCGCTTTGTGAGTGTCGAACCGATGCTTGGACCAGTTAAAGTAACGAATTTTCTTATGCACGATTTCAAGCCAGGGGATCCTCAGTTTGGTTGGGAATTGCAGTGTTCAGTTATTGCCCCGGACGGACTCCGCCATTGCGGATATCCTCCAGAAAAGCATCCCATGCAGGGTATAGATTGGATCATATGCGGCGGCGAGTCAGGACCTGGTGCAAGATTTATGCATCCGGACTGGGTTAGAAAATTGCGTGATCAATGTATTGCAAACCATGTTCCATTCTTTTTCAAAGGGTGGGCTGGATTCAAATACGAATCAACAAATGCGGTTTTGGTATTCAAAGATACCCATGAGCCAGTACCTGACGACGCGCAGCCATTGACTCGTAAATTTATTGGTAAGAAGAGGGCTGGTCGTATGCTTGATGGCCGCGAATGGAATCAATTTCCGGAGGTGAAATAATGTATCAAAAACTAATGATTATAGGACGTCTGGGCAAAGACCCGGAAATGCGCTTTACCCCTAATGGCCAGGCAGTGACCAGTTTTTCAGTTGCCACTGATCGTCAATGGGCCGGAGACGGTGGCCAGCAAGAAAAAGAAACCGTCTGGTTCAGAGTATCAGCCTGGGGAAAATTGGCCGAGACCTGCAATAACTTCCTTCAAAAAGGCAAGATGGTGATGGTTGAAGGGCGGCTGCAGGTTGACCCCAAAACAGGTGGTCCGCGGATATGGGCTGGTGCTGATGGACTTGCCAGAGCTTCGCTTGAGGTTGTGGCCGCCACGGTCAAGTTCTTGAGTCCGCGTGATGGTGGATCTGTAGAGCAAGAGCCTGAACCCGGTATGGGCGAAGATATTCCGTTTTAGTGGAGGCACGATGAAAGAACGACCGATCTTGTTTTCAGGCGAAATGGTGAGAGCGATTTTGGAAGGTCGAAAGACTCAGACCAGGCGAATAGTAAAAAACTTAGTCAATACAGTTGTAGGTACGGATTATTGTTTTCACGAAACAAAAGACGGCACATGGGAACTTGGCTTTGATTATGTTCCTAAAACAGGGTCAGGTTGTTTTCTTCGATATATCAAATGCCCTTACGGAAAGCCAGGTGACAGGCTGTGGGTGCGTGAAACATGGAGTTGTTGTTACATCGGCGACAATGTGGATGGTTCAGCAACTTATGAAATTAAGTACAAGTCAGAAAATCAAAGACAAAGTATCAATGTTTCTGAAGATCAATGTTGGAAACTTCGAAATGTGCTTGATAAGAATGATGTTTGGCAGCCATCGATTCATATTCCACGGATTGCATCAAGGATATTACTTGAGGTGGTGAGCGTCCGCGTCGAGAGGTTGCAGGATATTTCTGAAGAAGATGCAAAGTTAGAAGGTTTCACAAATTCCGTATTGATGAAAACAAATCATTATCCAACGGTCGATTTTAGACTTTATTGGGATTTGATCAATGGCAAGAAATACCCCTGGGATGCAAATCATTGGGTATGGGTGATCGAATTCAAGAAAGTAGCGTAAGCATGTTTTTTATTGGTTTAGGTGTCGGTTTGCTGGTTGGATTGTTTGTTGGTTTATTTGCCCGCGGACTCGGAAAGATGGCCAAAGACGAGAGTGAAGAAATCAAAAAATTTCTTGACAGCCTGCCGGCAGACGAACAGCTCAAGCACTGCGGCACGTGCGGTGCCAGATTAGAAGATTAAGGAAAAAGAAGATGCCAAAAGTAATTACTGACTTGAAGTTGATCACTGACGAACTGGGAGTAAGCCGCATGGTTATGAAATCCGTTGACCTGCGCACCTTTGGCAGTCAGATGTTTGAAAATCCGATCACCGGCGAAGAATCCGACTGGCAAGCTGTTCCTGTAGAGGTTGTTGAAATACCCTCTGAACCAATTACAGGAGAGACCGAAGAACCACTAGAAGAACCTGCAGCCCAAGAAGCAGCAGTTGAAGAGCTGGCAGTAGAAGAACTTTCATTAGAAGAACCAACCATTGTTGTGGTTTCTGATCTGAAAATAGAATCCACATTAGAGCCGATGACTGAGACATCCGTGGATGTTTCTACAGAAATGGTTGATAAACCAATCAAAGACACTGGCTGGTGATCTGATGTCAGAATTCAAAGTGTGTGGCATGAAGTCTTTTGTTAAATACACATGGCCAGGCCAAAAAGAAACAACCGCCTGTTTGGTGCATGCCACGATGGTGGTTAAGCTGGCAAACGCGATGGGTTTCAAGGTGAACATGCTGCCGATTTATGAAGTTGATCACCACGAAACATGCCAGCACGAAATTAATCCAGTAGAGAATTAATCGGAAAGCGAAGATGCCACAATTGCGCAGATTTAAACCATACACCGGTCCGTCTTTCAGAAGAGCCCAGATCATCAGACTTGGCCGACTTCTGGATATGGAATACAAGCCCAGCGAAATTGCCGACGAAATCGACATCGATGTGAGCGCGATTTATCAATCTTATCTACCCAACGGCTGCCCACACCGACGCGACAAAAACAACCACATCTGGATCCACGGCACCAGTTTTGCTGGCTGGGTAAAAGAAATTGTTGAGCGCAATAAAAAGGTTCCGGGCTTTCCGCTGGGTGAAGATGAAGCCTGGTGTGTAAAGTGCTGCAAAGTGGTGACGATGTTGGATCCGCACGAACGGAAGATCAAGACAAATTTGAACATGATTTATGGAAAGTGCTCGGTCTGCAGCGGCAAGGTTAATAGGCTAAAAAGCGGGAAGGTGAATTAATGATCAACCGAGAAAACTGGCAGGATGTCAATCTTTATTTGAAGTACCTCGAAAAAGTAAAGCAGCTCGACGATCAAACCATCCATCGCCGGCGCAGCATGCTGCATCACCTTCTTCAGTGGGCTGGTGATAAACCGTTAGGTTTGGCCAGAAACATAGACCCCACTTTTCCTGTGTTCCTATTAACCTCACGTTTTGATGGAAAAGATAAAAGCTTGAGTGCTCCAACAATGGCAGCAACATGCGGCACAGTGAGAAGATTTTATGAATGGGCTCGCATGGAAATGCCTCGCAAATATTCCAAGGTTACTCCTTCCTGGTTGGATCAAATGAGACCTCCAAGATCGAGGGGTATGCAAAGCGAAATTCATGTTCATGAATATTACACGCTTGAAGAAATGAGAAAAGTCATCGCTCTGAAACCTGCCACAATTCGAGAAGAAAGGGAGCAGGCTGCCATGGCATTTGTGTACCTTAGCGGCATGAGAGCTGACGCATTCGCTACTGTTCCAATTTCTTGTGTGAACATTGAAGACATGACCGTCAATCAATATCCTAGCGAAGGGGTCAGAACAAAAAACCATAAAGCAAAACAAACCTTCCTTCTTCCAATTCCGGAATTGATCAATGTTGTTCAAGCCTGGGATGATAAGGTCAGATCGTTGCTTCCTAATAATGCGATGTGGTATGCCGGCATAAGGTCCAACGGTGAAGATTTGATACCAATGTACGATGCCAATCCGCGGCGAGGTCAAGATATTGCCGAGGGATGTGAATTGATCTGCGAGAAAGTTGGGATAAAGTATCGAAGTCCGCATAAGTTGAGAAATGGCCACGTTGTTTATGGAACCAAGTTGGCCAAGACCATAGAGGATTTTAAAGCCATCAGTCAGAATGTAATGCATGAATCAATGGATATTACCCAGGAGATATACGCCGAGCTGAGCGGTGGTGATGTAAAGAAAGTAATTGAGAAATTCAAACCTAATGACGGTGGAACAGCGGTCAAAATGCCCGAGAACGCTCTGGCCAAGCTTATGATGCAGACGCTAAAAGAGCACCCTGAAATACTGGATGCTCTTTCGAAAAACGAATCTTAA